AAAGTGAACCGCATGGTGAAAACCCTCCAGGCGACGACCGCGCTTGCTTTCGTGGACGCCCACGCAAGTGCGGTCGACGTCACCGCCTTTGGCAACCAAGGCTTGAAATACATCATAGCCGTGGACCCTGCCAAGGCTGGTGCCGATAAAACCGTTGAAATCCACGCCGTCATCAACGAGGAGGGTGGTTTCGAAATTCTCACCTTGGGGGACCAATGACCGCTTATTACAACGAGAACGACGCCTACGCCGCCCAATGGCTCCGAAACCTCATTAAAGCGGGTTTGATTGCGCCTGGGGTGGTAGATGAACGCGATATAAGAGATGTAACCCCAAATGACCTTGCCTCCTTCACCCAATGCCATTTCTTCGCCGGAATCGGCGTATGGTCCCTCGCCCTGCGCAAGGGCCTGTGGCCAGACGACATGCCAGTGTGGACAGGAAGTTGTCCCTGCCAACCTTTCAGCGCGTCAGGCCGAAGAGAGGGGTTTACTGACGAGCGGCACCTCTGGCCTCACTGGTTTCACCTCATCTCGCAGTGCCGCCCTCCAACGGTCTTTGGTGAGCAGGTTGCAAGCCCAGACGGCCTCGCTTGGTTCGACCTTGTTCAAGCTGACATGGAAGGTGCGGACTACGCCGTCGGGCCTGTCGATACCTGCGCTGCGGGGGTCGGCGCGCCGCACCTCCGCCAAAGACTGTACTTCGTGGCCGACACCGCGCGCTGCGGAAGCGGGGCCGGACTACGCCATAGAGAACCGACCAGACAGCGGGGGGTTGAGTTTGCAGACGGCGGCGGCGCTTGCAGCTTGGCCAACACCGGATGCGGGAGCCTTCAACACCAACGACACGGATTGGGAGGCACGGCGGGAGCTCCTCAAGGAGAAACACGGCAACAACGGTTTTGGATTGACGGTAGGGATGGCAGCGCAATTGGCGGGTTGGCCGACACCGACCTCGCAGGACAACGACCAAGTGGCGGGCAATCCCGACCACCCCAAGCGGGGGACGACCTTGGGCGGAGCAACCCGTCTAGCGAGTTGGGTTACTCCAAGCGCGCGCGACCACAAGGACACCCCAGGAATGACGGCGCAACGCGAGGATGGCCGGGGGAGGCAGGACCAATTGCCAAGGCAAGCTTATCTGGCGACCCCGGCCCGACTAACGGCCTCTGGCGAGATGTTGACTGGCTCCTCTGCCGCGATGGAAAGTGGCGGGCAGTTGAACCCGCAACATTCCCGCTGGTTAATGGGACTCCCGCCCGAGTGGGACGCCTGCGCGCCTACGGCAATGCCATCGTCCTCGAAGAAGCGGCGCAAAAAGTTGAAGCCTACCGCTTCGTGCGAGGACTTGATTTAATCTAGGAAAGGGCTGAAGGCCGTGGTTAATGCACTAAATCTCGACACCAATGGTTGGCAACCGATTGAGACTGCGCCGAAGGACGGAGTGCCGATTATTGGCTACCAACCGGATTATCCCCAACCTTACGTTTGCGTGTGGGATGATTACGAAGACCGCCAACAATGCATGTATCCGGGGTGGCATATTTTCACGCCACAAAGTCCCGTCGTAACTAATATCGGCAGACGACGCCCAACCCTTTGGATGCCTCTGCCAGCCGCCCCAAAAACAGACGAAAAAGGAAGCTAAAATGTCTGAATTTAAAATACGCTGCCAAGCCGAGCCGTGGATGGACGAGGTGAGTTTTGCCCTCTTCGTTGACGGTAGCCCTGTAACGGTCGAGAAAATTGAACCCATCAAAACCGGCATGCGCATCGTGCCGTTTGCAACGCTCACCTTGCTTGACGCTCAAAAGCTATTCAACGAACTTTGGCAAATTGGCCTGCGCCCGACTGACGACATCGGCTCGGTGGGTGAACTGCGCGCTACCAAGGGTCACTTGGAGGACATGCGCAAAATCGTGGCAGACAAGTTGAAGGTGGCGCTGTGAGTGTGAAATTGGTCCTTGGCAACTGCCTGGATGTTGTGAGAGCCATGCCGGACAATTCCGTTGATTCGATTGTGACGGACCCGCCTTACGGGCTTAACTTCATGGGCAAGAAGTGGGATTACGATGTGCCCAGCGTTGAGGTGTGGTCGGAATGCCTACGCGTCTTAAAACCGGGTGGCTATCTGTTGGCGTTTGCCGGAACCCGTACGCAACACCGCATGGCCGTACGAATTGAGGATGCCGGGTTTGAGATACGGGATATGATTGCTTGGGTGTATGGGTCGGGGTTTCCTAAGTCGTTAGACGTGAGCAAGGCGATTGATAAGGCTGCGGGTATATCGCGAGCGACTGAATACCAACCGAATTACGCGAACGCTACGTTTGGGCGAGGATTAGGCGGTGGAAAGCACGGCGCGCAATCTGAGCCACCCGCCACCGAAGCCGCCCAACAATGGCAAGGGTGGGGCACTGCGCTCAAACCCGCCCTTGAACCGATTACCGTGGCCCGCAAGCCGTTGGTTGGAACTGTTGCGGCTAACGTGTTGGAGCATGGTACGGGAGCGATTAACATTGATGGGTGTCGGATAGGGACGGGAGACAGGCGAATGTGCGGTTCCAATAATCCACAAACTTTAGTGAATGGGCAAACAAGCATTGTTTTAGGCTTGCGACAAGAAACAAGAACTGACGCAGGCCGCTGGCCCGCCAACCTTATCCATGATGGTAGTGACGAAGTGTTACAGCAATTCCCCACTACCAAAGCGGGTGGAAATGTATCAGGAAATGAACCGTCCGGCGTCACCAATGGCATTTATGGTGAGTTTGAAGGGCGCGCACCATATCAAGCTCATGCAGATGCAGGAAGTGCTGCCCGTTTCTTTTATTGCGCTAAAACCAGCGGTAAAGACCGTGATGAGGGATTAGAGCATTTACAATATCAACAAGCTGCAGGTCTGCCGATGCGATCAGCTGGCGGTGAACGCGGTGGGGAAGGTTTGGACAGTACCAGTACTGACCGAAATGTTATGCGCAAAAACACTCACCCTACGGTCAAGCCCACCGAACTGATGCGCTATCTTTGCAGGTTAGTGACCCCACCAAAGGGAACTATCTTGGACCCTTTCATGGGTAGTGGTAGCACGGGCAAAGCGGCGGTTTCGGAAAATTTCAATTTTATCGGAATTGAACTGGACGAAAGATACTTGGATATCGCTAAAAAACGCATAGAATACGCCATTTATGGAGACCTCATTTAATGTTTAAAAAAGCCCGCGAGTTTAATCCTTGGCCATACCAGCTTCAGATTATCCGCCACATCCTCAAACACCCCCGCTGCGGGGTGTGGGCTGGCATGGGTATGGGGAAGACTTCTTCCACCCTCACCGCCATCGACCTCCTCTTCTTGAGCGGAGACCTTACCAAGCCCGTCCTCGTTCTCGCTCCCTTACGGGTGGCCCGCACGACATGGCCGAGCGAGGTCAAGAAGTGGGCGCACCTTGCGGATATGGAAGTCCAACCCATCCTCGGCAGCGAGAAAGACCGCATCCATGCACTTAAAAACAAGACGGCGCAGGTTTTTACCATCAACTATGAAAACATCCCTTGGCTGGTGAACCACATCAACCCGACCGAAAAAGACGACTGGCCCTTTGGGATGATCGTGTCCGATGAAAGCACCCGCCTCAAGAGCTTCCGGGGTGGCATGCGCACCAGCAAAAAGGGCAAGGAATACTTGCAAGCCGGGGGTGGGCAGCGCGCCCGCGCCTTGGCACGCGTGGCCCACGAATACACCGACCGCTTTGTGGAGCTCACGGGGACGCCGTCGCCCAACGGCTTGCAGGACCTTTGGGGCCAACTCTGGTTCCTTGACGCCGGCCGCAGGCTCGGCGGCCACTTCACGGCCTTTGCCCAACGCTGGTTCCAAACGAGCTTCGACGGCTATGGGCTTGTCCCCTTCCCCCATGCCCAAAAGCAAATCGAGGCGGCGGTAAAGGACCTCTGTATCTCGGTCAACCCCAAGGACTACTTCGATATCGCCGAACCCATCCGGCGTGTCGTCCACGTCGACCTGCCCCCCGCCGTCCGCGAGAAGTACCGCGAGATGGAAAAGGAGATGTTTATGCAGCTTCAAGAGGCGGGGTTGGAACACGACATCGAGGCCTTCAACGCCGCCGCCAAAACCCAAAAATGCCTGCAATTGGCAAGCGGGGCTGTTTACACCGTCAAAGGCGGCAAGGATTGGGTGGTGGTGCACGACGAAAAGATCGAGGCACTCAAGAGCGTGATCGAGGAGGCGGCAGGAATGCCCGTGTTAGTCGCCTACCAGTTTAAAAGCGACTTGGCACGGCTCAAGAAGGCTTTTCCCAAGGCGCGTGAACTCGACCAAAGCCCGAAGACCGAAAGCGACTGGAACGCGGGTAAAATCCCCCTCCTCTTCGCCCACCCTGCCAGTGCGGGGCATGGGCTCAACCTGCAGGACGGTGGCAACATTATCGTGTTCTTTTCCCATGACTGGAACCTCGAACTCTGGCAACAAATCCGCGAACGCCTTGGCCCCGTACGCCAAATGCAGGCGGGGCACGACCGCCCCGTATACGAGTTCTATATCGTTGCGCGTGGGACGGTAGACGAGGTGGTCATGAAACGGCGCGAAAGCAAGCGCGAGGTTCAAGATCTGTTGCTGGAAGCTATGAGAGGAAATAGAGATGTGCAAATGTAGACCCGAAATTCGGACACCTTGGTGTGGTCGCCCTGGATGCGAGAAACCGAAAGAAGACCCCAAATTCCCGCCGGATGTCCTTGGAGGTCTCCAACATGAGGGCCCGTGGTCTCCTCCGCAGGTTATGGGTTGGGAGTGCCCGCGCTGCCATTCGACTTATGCGCCGACAACGCCCTCGTGTTTCGTCTGTCAGAAACCCTTAATCGCAACATGTTAGGAGATACATATGTCTAATACAATAACCTTAGACAACATCCTTAAAGCGAAAGAAATGTTGGAAAATGTTGAACCGTGGTTCGGCGAGTTTGATGAAATTGATTTCGGCAAACGGGCTTGGGAGATTTTTGAAAAAAGTTTGAGTCCTTACACAGTTATTAGAGACGAAAAAGCCAACACTATACCGACGTTTTACGGCATCAAAATTGGTTCTTCAGGACTTGCCCCCGACAAACTGGCATTTGTTAAATTCCGGGGCGAAATCAAAAGTATCATGAAGGTTTTGGATTAGTGGCCCACCCTTGGCACCACAACCCCATCGGCGTCTATCTGATGTCCTGCTACGCCTACGAAGGCCTTGATAGCCCCTTTCTATCCGACGCCGATTTCGACCAATTAGGGCGGTTTATTGAGGCTTTTTGGGACGATTTGGAACACCGCCACAAGCACCTTATCGACCGTGACCGCTGCGCCCACACAAGTGGAGTCAATAAGCCCTACCATGAATGGCCGCTTATTATCCTTGGCGCGACGCACCAGTTTACCAAGGCACCTTACGGCCCGATTTGGCAGAAAGCCATCGCGCGCCTCAACAGTGGCGTGGACGACCTGATTTAGCGGAGGCGCAGGCCGCCACCGTATTCGCCGAAGAGGAAGAGAAGCAAGACAATCACCAACACAAGCGCGATGATGCGGCCGTCAACCGCCACGCCAAGGGCGGGCAGGGCAATTGCCAGAATGAGAACGATAAGGAGAAGGGTCAGCATGGTGGAGGCTTTCTGTTGTCGGGGTAACGCCAACGGAGCCGTAAAGTTCAAAAAGACCCCCGCCGAAGCGGGGGTCAATAGCCTGTCGGCGGGGAGGGAGCACCTTCAGGCTTGTTCGCGGGCGACTTGCGCACACTGGCGGACTTCGGTCGTGCTGGCGTGGACGGCATTGCAACGCGGGCAGAGGGAAGGCCGAAAGACACGCGGGCGCGGTGGAAAGGGGAACTCAAGTTGTGAGGGGACGGCGATATCAGCCAACCAGTTCGTCTTATCAGTCATGACGGGCCTCGGGGTGAAAAGTTCGGGGGTTATGTAATTGAAGGAAGCCTAAGCCCCGCTTTCTACTTCGTCAAGCCGCCTGTGAACTCCACCAGGGCACGGTGGCGTGCCGCGCACTCATTATAGGAACCTGCCAAGGTGGTGGCGTGCTTGAGGAGGTCGCCCATGTTGGCCTTCTCCTTCAGCGGTTCAATCTTGGGGCACGGGGCGGCAGCGTTAGCGGGCGGTCGCACCGATAAGTGCTTCGTTGTAGAGGCGCACGCCGACAGCAGGCACAACACAAGTACGGTACACACCATTTTTTGCGATTTCATCGTCAAGGGTCTCTTTCAGTTTAAGGTTGGTGTCGCGCTCGGCTGCGAGTTGCTTTTCAAGGCCCGAACTAATCTTGAAACTCTCTTCCCATTTAAGTTCCAAAGCCCGCTTGTCGGCAAGGGCAATTCGCGCCTCGGCCTCAACCTCGCCCATGTGCTTAATAGCCATGAACACCCCGATCGCCGCTGCGATGACCCCAAGGATGATAAATCCCCTCACTACCCACATATTCATCATACAACCCCTTTCAAGCAAAGCCGACGTTCTTCTTCCCGTCGTCTGACGAGTCCGGGGAGTTTCACCCCACGGGCGTAAACCCATCTTGGCAGTTCGTTGCAGGCTCCCCGGACATCCCCCGCGTTGAGCTTCCGAAGGAGGGTGCTTTTGGCGAAATTGTTAAGCCCGGCGTTATAAGCGAAACTCGTGAGGGCGACATGGCGTTCCAAAGGCATCGGCGGCGTTACAAGGACGTCAACGGCGGTTGCAAACTCCCCAACCCGTTCCTGTAATATTTTGCGGCACTCTGCCTCCGTATAAACGCTTTTTGGCTTGGCGTTGAGGGTTTCCCCATAGCAAAAGGTTAAAATCCCCACAGGGTCGGGATACGTCATCAGGCGGAGGCCTTCGTAGCCTGCGATAAGCGTGACGGAGGCTGCGATAACGGCAGGGGCTACAATGCGCAGTCCTGTTGCGACTACGGGGTTTTTGAGCGCCATCGCCGGTAGGTCCTATGCATGATTTCGTAATATTTCGGAAGAAGAAGGATTATCTGCAAAACCATGTACACGATAGTTATGACAGCCACCCACTCGTTGAGGGTGTAGCCGTAAATAAGCGCACCACCGCCACCAATGGCGATTTTTACGGCTGCGATTTTTTCGTCGGCGTTGTCCATGATGTGGGGAGATACTTTCATGTCGGTTACGGAGCCTTTCAAGATGCTAGACCTAAGAAGCTTACGGCACCGAAAACCAATTCGGCTGTCTCCCACCCTTGGGAAGCCTTCTTGCCTTGCCACTCATAAAACCGAAAAACAAGCCAATATACAACCCCCATACTGCCGAAGGATAGAATAGGCATCGCACTGCCAAGGGAGAAGGCCAACGCCAAACCAACGCACAAGCCCCACAAGGTAAGCCACGAGACGCCCCAAAGTTGCAGGGCGTAGTTGTTCTCGTAAAAATATTCGGCCTCCCCCTGATGCTCTTTGACAACATCGACGATGCCTGAAGCGGCCCGCCGAAGCGGTCTAAGCACGAAGTCAAACGGAGGGAACTCGACGAGTTCCTTGTCCTCCCATCCGCCGGCCGCGCCGATGGGCCGCCCCCATCCGGTGAGGAGGCTTAGATAGAGAATGGTGAAGACCTGCCAAGTGTCGAAGCGGTGGAACCACCACACCACAAAGGCTCCGGCCATGCAGTAGGTTACGCGCCGGATTTGGGTGTGGCGCTTTTCATCGGTTTCACCAGCTAAGTTGAAAATGCCGCCACCCCGAAACCGGTTGATGACGGCACCAAACAGCATGAGTTCCATGCAGCGATTTTAGACTTCTTCGAGCGGCGCGAAGATAACCTCGCTGTCGAAAATGTGGATATCGTTGTTTTCGAGCATTTCATACCAACGGCTGTAATCGGAATCGTTCAAAAGACGGGCAGGCACAACCCACTGGCCGACGATGGTGCCGAAGCCGAGGTTGTTGGCCATGGCGTTGTTGATAAGTTGCGGCATCAGCGCGGCGTTGCCGTCGTTGAGCGCGACTACGGCGTTCTTTTGGGCGAGGGTAGGAATCAGGATGTAGGCTTGGACGGTCATTTTTAGTTTGCTCCTATGGCTGTTAAGAAGGT